TTCCGTACCGCTGGCGGCACACTACTTTGCTTTACTGGGAATCACTGCATATTACATTCATTCTAAAACCCACTTTCATTTACTTAAGGATGCTGATCTACGCTATATTTCACGAGTTCAGTATGGAGTGTCTTTATTTCCATTCGGACCAGTCAATGATCAGGATATCATAAAAGACGTGTTTATGACAAAACACCAATACACTCATTTGCAAAACTTAAGGCCTGTGACGATATCAGCCATCTTACGGAAGGAGATTTCTCTCAACCACACTAAAGTTTCAGCAAGACACTTACGCCATGTTACGGTCAACGAATTGAGAGCGCTCGATGAGACATATGTAGTGTCGAAAATACGATTCTTAGAATATTTCATATCACGACTCGTCCAACACCCTGATTTTACTGAGGCCTTCTTTGCTGGTCTAGTAGTTTGGATACTAAATATGCCTGATGAACTATATCAGTATGTGTCTAGTAGCAAGGTATGGTACAAGCCGTATATAGATGTTCTATCTTTCGCGAGTTATGTCAAGAACACAGTCACACTTAGACTCAAAGCACTGCAAAACTGTCTCTCTATTGACCTTACACCATGCTTCGAGTTCGAAGTGTTGGTAAACAGGGGTCTCGGAACTGTTGACTGGGCCGCTGAGAAGGACCACCGTGTGAACCCAAATGTCTGTAACATCGACAGTAACACTGTTTATCGCAAGTGTGGAGAGTTGTTTTCACGACTACTACGCAGCGGACACAAACCGACCAAAAAGAAGTGGGACAACCACTGGAAGATGAGATGGAAGTGGGCACCAGCCGGCACTTTCTTCAGTCAATATGAAGAAGATGATGAATTCAAAGCAGCCGACAGTACACTGCGTAATAAAATCTTCGCAATGAGTAGGATGCCACACTATCCAATAAGCCACTTCATTGATCGTAACCCAGAAGTACAGGCCAAGGCAATGACTAAGTATGAATGGGGTAAACAGCGGGCTATCTATGGTGTAGATAATACTTGTTTTATCCTTAGTCAGTATGGTTTCGGTGATTGTGAGAGCCTGTTGAGTAATGTTTTTCCCATAGGTCAAAGTGCTACTACTGAAAACGTAGCCTTATCTGTCCAGAACGTTATCAAGAACGGGACACCTTTCTGTTTCGACTTTGAAGACTTTAACTCCCAGCACTCCACTGTGACGATGCAGATGGTGTTGGTTGCATACCGTGATGTGTTTTCTCATTATTTAGATCCAGATCAAGTTACTGCTATTAACTGGCAGATAGCAGCATTAGACGACGTCACTGTGTTAGACAAATTGGGAGGTAGGTATAAAGCAAAGGGAACTTTACTTTCAGGCTGGCGCATGACCACTTTTATAAACACAGTGCTTAACAAGATATATATAGATTCATGTCTTGATGGTCAACTAGTGCCAACCTTACATAATGGTGACGATGTGTTAGCAGCCGTTACGAACCTTCACCAAGTGCAAGTGCTTATGAGGGGTGCGGCATCGCTCAACATCAGATTTCAATCTCATAAATGTTTCTTAGGTGCTATTGCCGAGTTCTTACGCGTCGATCATAAACAGAAAGTAGGAGGACAGTACCTGGCTAGGGCAGTGTCGACATACGTACATGGCCCTACAGAGTCTATTGTCCCGAACGATATCATAGCGGTAGTAAAGTCACTGTCAGTTAGGAAAAAAGAAATATTAGAGAGGAGAGGAAGACCTGCAGTCATGGATCGATTAAGTAATGCACAGTGCAACTGGCTCACGACACTATGGGGCCTTGAGCCTGGTAGCATCAATATTATCATGAATACACACGTAAGCTTGGGAGGCATATCTGAAGAAGTCTCTGAGCTCTCTCTAAGTCACCGGATAGAACGAGTCCCAGATAGGAGGTCATTCGATCCAGGGGGCAAGCTAGCCGCTGACATGGGTCAGCCATTACCAGGAGCTTATGCATACGCTGTCCAAGTAACCAGTTTACACGGACTTGAACACTACTGTCTGCAAGTATACAGTAGTGTCAAGAAATCAATATTTGCAACGACAATTATGAGTCGGTTTACTGTCATAATAAAGGAAATTGACGGAACAAGTCGTGGACGTGAAGTGCTCGATGCCAATCAGTATGGGATGTTCCGTGGCCAGATAGATAATGTCAAAACATTGCTATCAAAGGCCTTTAAGATACCACTATTTGAGTTTACGAGAGGTATGTCAGCTGTCATCGAATCGCTAGGTACACATTCGACCCACTCGGTACATTAGTGTTATGGACTTAAAGGTAGAAGTTGGTGGCCACCAAC